ACCAAGCGGAAAAGGCGCGTCAGGCCGTGTCCATCCTTGGGGCAGATACGGTGGCGGCAGAGGCGCGATCCAGAGGCGTGCCGGAGGCGCTTGTTGCGGGGCTGGATCAAGGCGTCATGGAGCGGGCGGGGGCAATCCCGCCCGAAGTGCTTTCCGTCATCCGGGATATGTCGGACGCGGCACGGCAGCAAAGCCCGTCCGATTGGGCCGACCTTGACCTTTCCCAAGACGGAATCGACCGCACGATCAACGAAGGCTTGCGCAAAGAGTTTGACGAGGTTCAGGCAGTCATCGACCTGATCCCGAGCGGGCAAGCAGCAGCTTCCATCATTGGCGGCATGGCTGGGTCCATTTTCAGCCTGAAAGACGCGCCGTGGCTTTTTATCGGCGGCGGCGGCGGGTCGCTGTTTCGAGTGGCGGGACGTGAGGCATTGATCAACGCAGCGCAGGAAACGACGGTCCTTCCGGCACAATTCGAGATGGCCGAACGGCTGGACATTCCAGAGCCCGACATTGCCACGCAGCTTGCTCTTGCCACGGCTGGCGGTGCGGCGTTTGGCGCGGGACTTGAGGCCGCCGCAAGGGGTGTCAGGTATTTCCGGGCCCGCCGTCAGGCCACGGAGATGCGGGACGCCTTGGGTCGCCTTCGGGATGACATTGAAGCCCAGATGATGATGGACGAAGCCGAAAGCGTGTTGTCCGACGGCGGCGTTGACGCGATGGAGCGTTTGGCGGAAATCCCCGAGAGGCTCCCCGAGCGACCACCGTATCTCTTGGAAAACCCGATCAACCCGGAGCGCCCGCCGCTGATCTTGGAGCAATCTCAAAGAGTCGGCGTTGGGGCGGAATATGAAACAAGCGGCACCTTTTCGCTTCTTCATGGATACTCTGGAAAGCCTCAAGCAGAGTTTGACATTGATTACGCCGGGCCGCGCTACCCCGAGGGGAATGTCTATGGTGATGATGTAATTTATCTAGACGCGGATGGAAAATGGACTGCAAACGACCCCATGAAAATGATGTTTGAGGTCGAGCAGGTTGCCCGCGTCTCTGTGACTTTTGACAAGGCGCTGCGCGTCACACCGGAAACAATTTCGGATGTAGCTGCGATGATGGGACGGACAGGACAGGTCTTGGACCCGAAGGATATAGTCGCAGCGGCAAAAGAGAATGGATATGACGGCGTTATTATCGAGGGCTGGGACAAGTTTGAGCGTGATATAACAGGCCCGCCGCCTGCGGACTGGATGGAAGACAACCCAGAATTTGGGGCCAAGCTAAAAGAAGCCCAAGATCAAATTGAACATCTCGGCATGGACCCTGATGCCGCCCAAGATCAAGTTCTTGCGCTAAACCCCCGAAGCCTTAAAGTCGAGGAAGACAATCTTCCACCCGGAACCCCGCTAAAATCGACCCCAGACTTTACGGCCCCCCAAGGGCGGATCACGACAACGCCGCTGGATGAAGGCCAGCGCGAGCCGCTTTCCGACGCCAACCTGATGGAAACCCTGCGGGCCGGGATCGAGGAAGCCGAAGCGGAGGCGGCGACGCTGCAACCAAAGTCGCGCAGGCTTCCGGGCTTTTTCCGGGGCCAGTCAGGGGCTGATGGGCAGTTTGGCGAAAAGGCAGGCATCGACCCCAACGGCCCCGCCGGTCGGGAATTGAAGGCCATTCTTGGAACTAACAACCTGAACCGCCTTGCCCCCGGCACATTCCGTCGCGGCGGGCGGCAAGACGTGGACAATCTTGTGGCGTCCGAGATGGAGGAAATGTTCCCCGGCATCACGGAGGCGGCAGGGCTTGCTCCTGACGGCAACTATCTTGACCGCCAGGGTGTGCTAGATGTGCTGGCCCGCGATCTGCAAGGTGACACGTCATGGCTGCGCGCGGCCCAAGATGCAGAGCGCCTTCGCGGACAGGCCGCCGAAATTGAACAGGCGATCGAGGCCGGCACATGGGGCGCGGCTGACGACATTCAGGCTAGGACGCGCGCCGAAAGCGGCACGTTCATCGACTTGAACGATTATCAGTTCGATCAGGACTGGATGGAAGCCAACGACCAGATCGCGGCCAAAGTGAGCGAATACATCGACAGCACCGGCATCCGCTTCACCGATGCGGAGCGCGCCGAGATCATCGACCTTGCGCAAAAAAATGGCGGCGATGTCGAATATATGGTAGAGCAAATGGCTACGCGCGAGATTGACTTCGCCGTGGCAAAGGAGGCCGAAGCCGATGAAATCCCCTTCCCCGACCGCGCACAAGGTGATGGTGAAAGCCCGCAGGCAGGCGCAGATGCAGAGGGCGCAGGCCGTGCTGGACAACCCGAACGCCCCACCGGAGGCGAAGGAGGCGGCGGCGCGCGGGATGGAGATGCTGACGGCCCTCAGCAAGCCGTCATCCCCGGCGCAGACCGAGTAGAGACCGGCCAAGCGCAGCGCGACAGGGCAACCATTGCCGCGAGGCAGCAGCAGTCCCGCATGGGGCGTCTCGATCAGGAGCGTGTCGAGGACGACGCAAACAGTCTTTTCGGCACCCGCACGAGGGACATGTTTGACGACGTGACCAGCCCAGAAGCCAGAACGGTTCAGGATGTGGTCGAGACGGACATTCGTGACAGCGTTGAGGCGGGTGAAAACTTCCAAACCGCCATAGAAATGCCTGACGGGACGTTCCGCACGGTCAGCGCATCCGATGGGCTGGATCTTCTGGACGAAATCGAAGCGTTCAGCGCGCGCATCGACCTTTGCGGCATGAGGGGCAGCTAATGAGTTTTTTCGACTGCGTAGACGACGCTTGGAACGATCTGGACCGCGAGAAGGCCGCGCGACTACAGCAATGGAAGGACTACGCGCAAAAGACGTGGCAGCAACAGGCAGACACATATGAGCAGCAAGGGCACCCCCGCCACGTTGCCGAGGCTCTTGCCGGAGAGGACGCCAAAGCGGCGTTCAAGAAACTGGCGGGGCGCGAGAGGCACACGTTCCTTGCTCGCGCGGCCAACAATCGCAAACAGGCATTGGAGGTCCAGCGCGCAACCGATCTTCGCCGCCAGCAAACCGATCGCGTCGAAGTTCTGGACTACGAGGCGCGGGCGCTCACTCGCCGCTTCAACGCAATGGTCTTGGGTTATCTCGATCAGCACCACCGCAACGTATGGCAAAGCGTCAAAGACCCGTTGCGGCTGGATATGATGGTGCGGGAAATTCTGGGGGAGCCCACAGGCGATGCACAGGCGGCTGCTCTGGCGCAGGCCGTCAGCAAGGCGCTGGACGAAATGCGGCTGATGGCAAACGAGAATGGCGCGTCGATTGGGAAGCTGGATCGTTATTTCCCGCAGAAGCACAACCGCATGTCGATCATGAATGCCGGGATCGCAGCCGTGGCCCGCGAAAACGGATGGAACAAGACGCGCGCGCGGGCATGGGCGGCCAGAAACCGTGACGCTATGTTCCAGAAATCCTTTGACGAGTGGTTCAAGGACATTGGCCCTCGGATCGACTGGACGCGGATCGAGGACAACCTGACCGGGCGACCTTTCCAGCCGGAAGGATCGCCGCCCCCGTCCATCGACATTCAGCGCCGGTTCATGAAGGAAGTGTTCGACGGGATTGCCTACGGCCCGCAAGCCAAGAGTCCGAAGTATGGCGGCGCGCAAGGCGAGGCGCTGTATTCGCGCATGTCACGAGAGCGGGTTCTGCACTTCAAATCCGCCGACGACTGGATGGCCTACAACAAGCGGTTCGGATCGGCAGACCCCCACCATACGCTGATGGCTCACGTTCACGGCATGGCCCGCGACATTGCCGCCATGAGGGCCTTTGGCCCCAACCCGCAAATGGGGCTGCAATACCGTGCGGATCTGGCGAAGGCGGAAGCCATGAAGCGCGGCGTGGACCCCGCAACACTGGAAGGCCGCATCAATCACGCACAGCGCATGTTCAACGTGCAGAATGGCGGATCGCAAGGCGGCGGGTATCTGGCAACCCTGTCGGCCAACTTTTTCTCTGACGTGCGGCATGTTCAGACCGCGGCGTTTCTGGACCGCGCGATCGTATCATCTCTTTCCGATCTGAACTTTTCGAAGATGGCCGCGCAAGCAATCGGGGCCGACCGATCCGACGCTTTCAGCCGCTACGTCAAGGGCGTCTCGGACATGGTGAAGGAAGGCACCCTGACCACGGACGAGATGAAGCAGTGGATGTGGATCTCGGACACTGTGGCGGACCCAGGCGCGGCGGCGGCGCGGTTCAACGGTGAGGCGGCGGGATCGTCATGGGCGGAAAAGCTGTCCTCTGGCGTCATGCGGATCAGCGGGCTTTCCTCGCACACAGACCAAGGCCGGTTCTCGCTCTATCAGGTGTTTTCCGGCCAGATGGCAAATCAGGTGGGCAAGCGGTTCGAGGACATTGAGCCGGGAATGCTGGCAATCTTCAAGGACCACGGTATCACCGCCCGCGATTGGGAATTGTTCACGCAAGACGGCATGATGACCGCGCCCAACGGGGCCAAATTCCTGAACCCGCAATACTGGCGCAACGCAACGGCGCTGGACGATGCCGTGGCGGACGATCTCTACATCAAATTCGGCGCTGCAATCGAGGATTTCATCGAGATCGGCGTTCCGACACAATCGCTCTACATGCGCGGCTTCATCGACCCTGCCGCCTACAGTATGACCCCAGGCACACCGCAATATGAGGTTCTGAAATCCGGCGGGATGTTCAAGTCGTTCGTGATGGCGATGACCTTCAACATGCACCGGGCGATGCGGCGCATGCCGGGCAACTCGAAATACCTGTGGCTGGCGGAAAGCGTGGCCGGCGCAACCATCATGGGCGCGGTGTCGTTGCAGCTTTTGGCACTGTCCAAGGGGCAAGATCCGCTGGCTATGAATGATCCGATGTTTTGGGGGCAGGCGCTTGCCAAAGGGGGCGGGCTGGCGATCGTTGGGGATATTGTCGTGACGGGCGAGACGAAATGGGGCGGCGGCTTTGGGTCGTATATCGCGGGGCCGATGCCGCAAACCGTTGGCGATGCGTGGAACCTGACCGTTGGGAACTTGGTCGAAGTCGGCAAGGCGGTTTTGGCCGGCGAGGAACTGGATACCAAATTCCCCGAGGAAATCCGTCGCGCAGTGGCCCGATACACTCCCGGCGGAGATCTTCCGATGCTGGGCCCGGCCTATCAGCGGATGATCGTGGATCAGCTTTACCGCGCCATTGACCCCGAGGCCGAAGATACGCTCTTGAAGTCCGAACAGCGCCGCCAGAACCGGGACGGCAATGCGTCTTGGTGGATGCCGGGAAGCCCGATGCCGGAAAGAGCCCCAGACCTGACATCAGCGATCCGATAGGAGATAGACATGGCTGACCTGCAAACTCAATTCAATCAGATCGACAACGCCGACGTGAAGGACACGCTGGTTACGGCGGTCAAAGACCCTGACGCCGCATCAGGGCAGAAGGGCAAATGGGCCACCTTGGGGCAGCTTCTTGCAAGCACGGTTCGACTGGTGGCGGGCAAAGTGCCGTCGCTTGAGGTCACGTCCCTGACCGCAACGACAGCAAACGCTACGACATTTTCGGTTGGGGCGGGTTCGTCCATGACGAAGATCCTTTCGTCGTCGCAAGACGTTGCGGTGCCAACCATCGCCAGCAAGGGTGACGCGGACATTTCGATCACGGTCTCTGGCGCGGCAGTGGGCGATTTCGTCATGGTGGCAGGGATTGACGAACTGGCAGGGCCGCTTGTGATAAGAGCCAGGGTGACGGCCACCAACACGGTGACGATCCACGTTCACAACTCGGACACCGGATCTGTAACCGGCGCGACCTATGAAATCCGAGTGGTTTTGATCCGTTTTTCGTAATCGTGCATTGGCAGAAAGCATGGCTCGGGTCACTTCTGAGCCATGGCTACGCTCTCAAAAACCCCCCGCACCACGCAGATTGCGCTATCTGAGGCGTCGTCTGGCCCTTTCAACCTGTCGTTCCGGCTATTTGATACGGACGATGTGACCGTCTATGTGAACGGCGTCGAGACGGACGCTTTCACGCTGACGGCAGGCTTCAAGGACGGGTATACCGACACCGCGTCGATCACCCTGACCACGGCGGCCCCTGCATCTTCGGTCGTCACGATTGACTCCGACCTATTCCCTTGGCGGCAGGACGATTTCATCAACGGGCCGAACCTGACCCAGCAAATGAACGTCGAGGCTGGCCGACTTTGGGCCGCCATTGCCGACGTGAAACGCGACACAAAGCGCGCCATTCGGATCTTGGACGAGATCGCGCCCATGTCAGAGACCGCATCTGAGCGCGCCAATCGGATGCTGCAATTTGCCTTGGGCGGAAACGCGATCGAGGCGGGGCCAACGGTTGCGGAACTTTTGGCCGACATCCCAAAGCTGGCCGTGACCACAAAGAAGCAATACTTCACCCTAACGGCGGGGCAGACTGTCATTTCCGGCTTGGACGATGACAACGCCTTACTGACCTATGGCGCCGGGATGGAGGCCGTTTACCTGAACGGCGTTCGGTTGCAGCCCGGAGACGACTACACCCGGACGAATGACAGCACGATCACGCTGGCAGTCGCAGCCAGCGCAGGGGACGTGGCGCTGATCGAGGTCGTTCGCTTGGTATCCGGGTCGTTGTCGGACTTCATGCTTCGCAGCTTTGACATTGCGACCGCATGGGACGTGGATTTGACCGGCACTGACGATAGCGCGACCGGCATCCGGGCGGCGCGCAACAATGCCATCAGCGCGGGCGTGCCGGTCCTGTTCCCGGCGGGTGACTACAAGGACGGCGCGACGGTCTACAGCCGCACCGGGCCGTGCCTCTTGCTGACCAACACAAGCGAGTCTGGAAGCTATGCCCCTTGGCGCAGCCCGCAGCACGCTTTGCGCATCATCTGGGACACTGGCGATGAGGCAGGCGGCGACAACGCAACCCCGATCGGCATCCAGATGCAGTCTTACGCAGGCATCAATGCTGACGGCATCCGGCTTGACCATCTGAGCGAGGGCGGGGTCGGGACCGGGGTTTATGTGCGCGTGGCATCTTCGCCGGAAAGCAACTTCCTGACCGCGCACCAGGGCGAGACGCGACACCAAGGCGGCGCGACAAGCTGCGCCAATTTTGAGGCCAAGTCGTTCTCCACGCTGGGCAACACCCGCGGGCTTGTCTTGAAGCAGGCCACTGGCTCTATCCAAGCGTGGAATGAGCCACACCCGATCAGCGGCACATGGCCGAAAGCGCACCCCGAGCCTGTAGCGGCGCTGATCACCGGGACCGCCGGCGCAACTTACAGCAACGGCACCCCTATCGACGGACAGGACGACCTGTCAGGAACGGTGGTCGGCAACGAGGGCGCATGGCTGACCGGCATTGAGATGGACGCAGGGTCTCTGCGCCTCAACGGCACGGGCGTTCTCTTTGACGGCGTGGAGGCGCGCTACGGCATCGACCTGAACGGAATGTTCGAAAGAGACGCAGTAGCCTTGCGAGGAAACACGCTTTCCTTTGATGAAGATGGGTCGATGAAGGTCGGCTACGGGTCGGCGGCTGGCAACGTCGAGTTTTCCTTCGCCAACACCGTGCGCGTGACGCTGAACTGCGACAGCAGCCCGAGCCTTCTCATGAACGGTGTCCGCGTTATCACAGAGCGGCAGGCGGCCATTGCAGACGTGCCCACGGGCGGCAGCGCAACGGCAGCGGCAAACGCCGAAGCAATCAACGCAGTCCTGGCCGTGATGCGCGCCAGCACGGGCCACGGCCTGATTGAAAATTCGTGAGGACCGCGACATGAGTAAAGCACGCAAACTGGCGGACAAGGGCGGCGATTACGGGCTGCGCGGGGCTTTCGTGGCCGACGCAGCAACGCAGACATGGAAGCGCGGCACCGTGGTTTCCGCCGAGGGCTTCCAGTATGTCTACGACACGGCGGCAACGGAGGTGATCGACGATCTGCCGGGGTTTTTGCCCTTCGGGATCGTGTCGCCGCAGCACTTCGGCGCGGCGGCTGACGGCACCGCCGATGACAGCGCCGCAGTCGCCGCCGCGCTGGCCTACATCATGGGTATGGAAAAGGGGCATTTGCATTTCCCGACCGGCGTGTATCGCCTTGCGTCCAGGGTGACGTTTGACAACTCCGGCGGCTCCGGCGCTGGCAACTATACGATTTCCGGTAACGGCTCAAGTTCGATCATTGCCGTGGACAACGCGGATGGCGGCATCGAAATCAACAACGTGTCGCGGCACGTCTACATGGACGTTTACAAGCTGGTTTTTTCGCCAAGGCTGGCAAATTCCGGCACCGCCTTTGAATACACCGCGACTGAGGGCGGAAACGCACAGCGCAACGTCTTTGTAATGCAGGACTGCGTTTTTGAGCCCCACATCTGGACCGATCTCACATCGTCGTTTTACAACCCCGTGGTTGTCACCGGTGTGAACCGTCCGCTGTTCAATCGCATCATTATCTGGCGCGAGCCAACGGAAGGCGAAACCAAGCCGAACGCCATCCTCAACCTTGATGGGTGCTACAACCCGGTTGTGCGGGACAGCTACATCAACGGGGCGGCCACCTATGGCATCTCGAACATCGTTTCTGACACCAACGAAGGCTTTGTTCTGAACAACGTCATCATCAACCAGGCAGATACTGGCGTTTATGTGGCCCAGCCCAACCGTCACCCTTTGATCTGGATCACGGATTGCCACATGAACAGCTATGTGGCCGGGGTTCATCTGGACAACTGCAAATATGCGTGGCTGCAAAACAACCTGATGTATACCCGCAACGGCGCGGGCGAGTCGTTCATCGACTTCCGGCTTGTCGATTGCGACAACGTGCATATCCAGAACACCACCTATCGCACGATTAACGCAGGCGTCCCCAACCGCCGCCATGTATCATGCGAAAACAGCCGTGTGGTCAGGATTTCTGACTTCGGCTTTGCTGGCAGCACGGCCATCGCGCCCTACTACTTCGACGCCACGTCGAAGGATTGCGAGTTGCATGTTCCGAACAGCACGACCGATTATGACTCGTCCGACTACCCCGACACGCTCTACGAGATCGCCAGCGGTGCAGAGCGGATCAGGGTAATCGCTGGCGGCGAGTTGGAATATCCCGTGTCGCGCGCCTTGCCTGACACGTTGCGGCATGACCTGACGCGGGGCGTGTCTGCCATCCCGGCGGTGTTCGACTACTCGCCCACCGAGGACACGGCGGGCCGGTTCATCTTCTCGGATATCACGCGGACAAGTGGCGCGGGCACGGCGCAATTCGCTGACATTCGAATGACCTTCGAGGACGGAGCCAACGTCTCGCCTGCCATCCAGTTCAAGCACAACATCGAGGCAGGAACAAACCGGGGCACGCCTTGGATGATTGTTGCGGAACAGAACGTTGCGGGGTCTGTGACTGACTGGGGGTCTGACCCTTCCGCCGTGATGGTGTTCATGCGATCGGTTGCCCAGCCGGGCCTTGATGAGGTCAATCAGTTCGGCGTTGATATGCAGGTGACAAACAGCCTGCCGCCAAGCAACAACAACACCGAACCCGGCACCAACATCGTCACCCGCGCGGGCGGTATGCAGGTGCTGGAAATCAACGCGCACCGTTCAAGCGCGTGGGGCGACGACGACGATATCCAGAAGGATCAGGCCGAAGTTATCCAGACCGGCGGGCGTGGCGGCGGCGAGACATTTGCCTTTGTGAAATTCTCTTTCCGTCCACGCGCAAACCCGTGGTCAGGTATTGCCGTTGGCGGTGATGGCTCTGCCGGTGATCCGGTGATCCTGCCTGACGAGGCAACGCTTTCCTCCACGGATGACGGCTGGTTTACCGATGAACCGCACTGGCTTATTCTCGACAAGGAAGATGGCTATGCGGACCCCGTAACGCCCTACGAGATCACGGGCTACAGCGCGGCAACGCGGGCTGTCACGCTGGCCACGGCGCTGCCCGAGGATATCGCAGGTAAGCGCGTGTCAATCATCGGCGTCATGGGGGCTGGGGTTCACCGCAACGCGATCCGTATCGAGGAAAACAACATGAACGCCCTGGCCGGCGTCACGTTGCGCAACCGTAGCGGCGAGCAGCTTTCCGAGATCGTGAGCGAAAACATCTATCACGGCCCGGTGTTCGACTATTCGCAGGCCACATTCGACGGCGATATCTTCGCCAGCGTCCCCCAGCGCGCCGGGTTCAAGTATGAAGCTGCGGCCCGGTTCAACTTCGACCTGATTTCGGAGCGGACAGCGGCCACGGCTGCGGCGGTCAACTTCTTCGGCAACAACAGCACGGGCGTGCAGACGGAATACGCCTCGATCCGGGGTCTGATTGCCAACGAGACAGCCGGGAGCGAGCGAGGCGCGCTGAATTACTTTGCGCCGAATGCAGGCGTCGAAACGGCGATTGCCCGGATGATCCCGCCTGGCACCGATGGCGACACGTCGATGTGGCTGGCCACGAGAAAAAGCGGGGTAATCACATTGCAGCCTGTCAGCTACGGCGCGGACGACAGCGGCGGCACAGGCTTTGCAGTGCTGCGCGTCCCGAACCCGACTTAACCAGTATCAAGACAAGGCATCTTTTATGACACGACCCTCCCTCACTAACCAGATCAGCTTGGGCAACCTGCTGCAAATCCTCAGCATGGTCGTGATCGGGGCCGGTGCTTATTTCATGCTGCAAGCCAGCAGCGACCAGCACCGCAAGATGCTGGATGATCATGAGGTCCGAATCCGCGCTGTCGAGAGCAGCACCACCCGCCAAGACGAGAAGCTGGAAACCGTGGCGCGCGACGTGTCCGATATCAAGATCGAGCAGCGGGCCACCAACGCCCTGCTGCGCCAGCTTATCACCAACACCACGGGGCAGTTCCCGAACCAGCCGTAGGAGGCACCGATGCGCGTATCTGACAAGGGCTTGCTGGAAATCGCGGAACACGAGGGCATTGTTCCTGCACCGTATCGTGACAGCGTGGGCGTCTGGACCTTCGGCGTGGGACACACAGCGGCGGCTGGCGGTCTTGATCCGCAGGAAATGAACGGGGCCATGCCGACCGGCGCGGCGCTGGAAAAGGCCATTGACCGGGCGATTGAGATTTTCCGGCTGGACGTGCGGAAATACGAGGATCGCGTGAATGCCGCGATCAAGGTTCCGCTGAAACAGCATGAGTTCGACGCGCTGGTATCGTTCGATTTCAACACGGGCGGCATCTACCGGGCCAAACTGACCCAAGCCATCAACGCGGGCGATCACAACGCGGCGCGGCATTTCATGGGCTGGCTGCGGCCCCCTGAAATCCGCAAACGGCGCACGGCGGAAATGCGGCTGTTCCAGTATGGCGATTACGACGCCAACGGCGATCAGATCCCGATCTGGAAAACCAACGGCAAGGGCAAGCTGATCGGCATCCTCTACACGATCAGCGGCGCGGAATTGCTGCTGCGGATGAAAGGGCCGGTTCGTCCCGATGTGCCGCGTGACCGGGTGCCGATAGGGGATATGCCGCCACCACCAAAATCCACCATTACCACCAGCACAGGCGGAAACGGCTGGCTGTCGGAGCTGGTGGCCGCCCTCGCAGCGATCTTCAAAGGAGGCAAGGCATGACGTTTTTCAAAGGCTGGCGCACCATCGCGTTCAACGTGATCGCGGGCATCCCGCTGGTGCTTGAGGCGGCTGTGCATATCGCAAGCCTGCCCGAGGTCGCCGCCGTTCTGCCTCGTGACTGGCTGCCTTGGTATTCGCTGGCGCTGGTCCTGGCGAACATGGGCCTGCGCTGGATCACGACCACGCCGATCGGGAGGAAAGAATGATCCGCACCTACCTCATTAGCGGGCTTGTCGGAGCGATGCTTGCCGCCGTGGCCTACGCCTACTTCACCGGGGCGCGCAATGCGGCTGACAAGGCCGAGAGCGAGTCCCTGAAATCCACCATCGAAAGCGGAGAACAGTTCAATGAAGGCGCTGCTAATCCCGATGCTTGCGGTTGGTTTGACCGCTTGCGTGAAGCCTGCCCCGCCGATTAAATCGGTGCCCTGCATTGTGCTTGAGCCGCGGACTGATGCGCTCAGGGACGGGCTGCTGGCACACCCTGAAACACCCGATGCCGTAGGCAATCCCGCCACTGACATCATCCTCGGAACCAACAAAGTCTGCAAGTGACAGGAGAACGACATGGCTGTAATCACCGCAACGGTTTCGGACCTTGTGCCAGGCGCGAAACTCTACACCTACGAGGCGCTGACCGAGAGCGATACCGCAGAGCCGATCCGGCCACCGACGGCGCGGGCCCTTGGCGGATCTGTTCAGTTCACCGGAACCTTCGGCGGCGCTACCGTGGTGCTGCAAGGATCGAATGACGGCACGAATTGGGTCACACTCAAGGACACGCAGGGTGAGGACATCAGTGCCACGGATGCCGGCATGTTCGAGTTCACTTCGGCGGCCCGCTATCTGCGCGTATCGGCTTCCGGCGGCACGAGCCAGTCGATCAACGCCTACATCAACACGGTGGGATGATATGAGAACGGCGACACTTATGAGGCGGCGGGGCGGGGCGGGGGTGCCTGCTGTGCTGTTTGACGAGCCGTCAGCATGGGCTGACACGCGCGAAAACACGCCCACGACGAACTACGTCAGGACATCACCTTTCGCGCGCGTGGTTTATGACACTGCCGCGACGGAAATAACGATCAACAGCTACAATGACCTTTTTTCCGCGTATCCGCAGTTTACGGAACTGGGCCTGACCGTGAATGGGGTGCATCAATCTGTATTGCCGGGCGGGGCGGGGGCGCAAAGCAACACCATCACACTGCCATCGGGCAGCAAGCGTATTGAGATAGTAAACGGCACACAGACTCGCCCGTCAGGGTCCATTTTGGGGACGTTTCTGGTTTCGATTGAGGCAAATGACGGGCTAGTGCGTGTTCCGCCAGCCGCATCCAACGATTTGCTGTTTTACGGCGACAGCATCACTGTAGGGGCGAACTCGCAATACCCGACCGGGCGCGGATATGCAATGCTGGTGCGTCGTCAGTCAGGACAGAATGTCGGAGTTGAGGGGTTTGGGTTCCGGTCCCTGTGGGATGACTGCAAGGATGCCACGTCTCGGGCGGCGTTTGTCGGAAAAGTTGTCGATTGGGGTCCGTCAAAAATGTGGATCGGCATCGGCCACAATGACTATTTTTTAGATCGCTGGTCGGCGGCAGATTATGGCGCTGCATACGCAGCATTGCTAGACGACTTGAATGCAGCACTGCCGGGCCTGACAATTTACGCACAAAGCCCAATCATCAGAAACCCTGATCCGATAAATGGATTTAGCGAAACTCTGACAGACTATCGCGCGGAAGTTGCCGCTGCCGCGTCTGGGCGCTCGTGGGTGACATATGTTGACGGGCTAGATATGCTAGGCTTCCGAAGTCTTGATGATGGAGTGCATCCCACGACTGACGGTCATTTTGGTATTGCAGAATACATCAACTATTTTCTGGGATACGATACACCGCCTGTATCTGCTGTCATATCTGATCGCAGCGGCACATCCGTGTCTGGCCCAGATATGTTTGGCATGTATCGCATTGAAAAGATTTCGGGAGGCGCTGGATTTAACGCGTCTGCTGATGCTGGTCTGACCGAATTTAATGGCGATTTCCGGCTGCGCATGGTGGTGAAAAACGAGCCGTTTGATCGCGTGGTTGGCGTCAGAAAAACTGACCCAACACTAGACAGTAACTATACTGGCATCGAATACGCTATTTATGACCGCGCGGTGTGGGAAGGGCTTCCGCCAACGCCTGTGGGTGGATCATATGAAGGTGATTTTCGCCTTCCAGCGTGGATTATGCGTGAGGGGTCAACTCTGACATACCGCTACGGATATGACCCTGACGCAGCCACAGTGATGCGCACAGTAAGCGGGGTCACAGATACCCTGTATTTCGACACATCGCTGTTCAACATCGGCGCGATAGTGGACGTGTCCATATACGATGCAAGCGGGGGATGATCTGTCATAAGAACACGCCCCGTTGGGGTGTTCACCGGCCCGCGCGGTTCAGCGGGAAATCCGTATTCGTCCAAGGCCCCCGACTTTCGCCGGTCGGGGGTCACGGGTTGCGGGGTCAACCACCCAGCCACCGATATACATGCACCACGCCTGTTTCACGCTCAGGCACTGTCACACGCGGCGGGATGGCGACGTATCCATCTGGCGGATAGACCGTCACACGCTCGGACTGCCCGTCAATCTGCCACTCCATTTCGACGGTGACGGTCAGGCCCTCCCACGTCAAAGCGAATGTCTCGCTGGCGGCGTGGACTTCGGTATTTCGAAACGTCACGCTTGCGACTGCATCAGGGGCCGTGGGGGCGTGTATCGTGACGCTGGACGCATCATAGCCGCTGGACGGTGTTCCGGGCCATACACGGGCGTCCTGTGCGGTGGCTGTGGTGGCGAGTAGGGCGAAGATGGCTGATAGTGTGCGGGTCATGTCAGGTGTCCTCGGGCATCTGGTCTATATTGCAGCGGTGGACGTCAAAGGTCAGCGCGACCACCCACGGGTTAGCGGCCCATGCGTCGGGGCCGTGCAGGCTGCTCCAGAGGTCACGGAAGGACACTCCATGCGGGCTATAGTGCTCCCATCGAAGTTCGTTCGTTTCGTTAATGGGCGTTACGCCCTCGGCCACCGCATCCGCCTCGCTGATGTCCTGCAATCGCTGCACGCGCACGTCAGTGACGATCAGGGTCAGGCGGCTGGCCCACCGGGGCATGTGGATGGAGGGACGCCACGATCCCCAATAGTCATGCCAGCCGTGGTCTGGATCGGCTCGGTAGTGAACCTTTCCACCTTTTGCATCAGCGGGTTTCTTGCCCCAGCCAATTCCACTTATGGCGAACGCCTCCCGCACATAGATCCGGTCGCCGGGGGTGTAGGGAAAGGAAACGGTGACACGGATTTCCGCGCCAGTGACCGTCTTGCCAATGATCCGCTGCATACTGTCAACAGACCCATCAACCACGCTTCGGAAAACGTAATCCGGCTGCGGCTTCAACACCCGCCGCGTTTGCGACTTACGCCCGTCGATAAGCGCCCGGATCATGGGCGCGCTGAATATGATTGGTATGTCGCCCATCACTCCCCCTCCCCACGCTTGACGCTGGCGACGATGGCGGCGGGGTCGAGGGCGCGGATGGAGTGCGCCGCGTGCAGGCGCCCCACCACCCCAACCCAAGGCTGACCGGGGACAGTTACCCGTGTCACAACATCCGCCGCAGCATCCAGAGCCGCCCGGACTGCCCGCTCTAGGTCGGCGTCGGTGTGAGCGGCGTCTGGTTCGTGCGCAAACGCAGGCCGGTCGCAATTCTGCCAGCGCCAATAATCCCCTGATCCGACTTGTTCTTGCCACCGGCCTTTCGCCTTCATCTGGCGTTGTCCGTCCTTCTTGTAAGGCTCCCACCGCACAGTGACGTGGCGAACATCGGTGAAGTGCTGGCGTTGATTGCTGGCCTCGATGGCTTCGATTTCCGGCGCGCTCATTCCCCGCCCTCCTTGATGGCTGCGAGGGCCTTTCTGGCAAGCGAGCCTTCCTCATTTTCCTCGCACCCGATAAACTCTAGGCACCTCACCGCCTTCGCCAGCTTCTCGGCCAGCGCATCACGCTCCGCCCTTGCCTTTTCTTTGGACTCATACTGGATGCGCGACTCTTGGTGCCAGTAATCCACGCTGGCCTCTTTGTCTTGGATTTCGGTGTGCGCCGCGTCCAATTCGGCGGCCAGCGCGTCACGCTCGGCGGTCAGGGCCTCGATGCGGGCGACGTGGTATTTCTCTGCGCTGTCGTAAATGTCGCCATCGACGTAGCGGTGAAAATCTGCATCGCGTTCCGTGTCGCCTTCATATCGCGCAATTGTGGCCAATTCGGAAAGCACGGCAGAAACAACGCCTTGATCGTAATCCTCACGCTCTCGCATCCAGATTTCGCGCGGCCATTGGGGTTTATCACTCATCGTCCTATCCTTTCAAAACAGCGCCATCTGCGCGGGTGGGGGTGTTGTTGCCCCCGCGCCGTCCGTGTCTTTGGTTTCGGGCGCGGGGGCTGACACCGCCGTTGCGACTGGTGACAGTCCAGGCTTGACGCGCGGGCGGTGTGTCTGGTGTGGGGTCATGCCCCGGTGTTCTGCTTCCTACGCCGCGCCGCCTCGATCAGCAGGTGCAGGGTGATAGTGCGGATCGTCGCGCGGTGGGCGGGGGTCATGGGGCGGCGTCCGGTGGCGGCGGTAGTGGCATCCAGTGGGTAACGTCATATGCGGTGTTATTGTAATATCCGTAGGTTGCCCTGCTATCCCCTGCATAAACAAACGCATCTGGGATGACGCCCTTCTTCGCATCATACACAATGCATTTGCCAGTCGGCGCTGTCTCAATAGGCTGCCACTCCATCATTCCTCGCCCCTCGCAACACGGGCCATTTTCTTGCCGATGTGGGCGCAGTTGGGCGTCTCCATCCCGGCGATGCGGTCAAGGCGGGATTGGAGTTCGATAACTTCGCGGTTTCTGTCGTCCAGCAGTGGGCCGTAAACTTCGTCAACCATGTGGTCGCGCCACCAAACGACATCGCGTTTAGCATGGGAAAATTCCCTGCCAGTCAGCCAGTCCGCAATTCGGTGTGTCAGTTTCATCAGCAAGCCTCCGTTGGGCAATCAGGGTGAATTACGCGGTGAGGGTCATGCAGCATGGCATAGGCCGACAGACCCAAGAATACGGCAAGCGCAGTCATCAGCGCCACCGCGGACCAATCGCGGATCATTTCTTTTCCACCAAGATGCGGGGGATCAGCGCAACGCCTTTCATGTGCGGGATAACATGGACCGGCATGTTGTGGAACTTGGCGACGTATCCATTTTGGTCCTTGAGATAGAATTCTCCTGCGTCGATCAGGGTTGGTCTGGTCGCAACGAACCCGCGCATGATTTCCTCGAACTCAAAGCCGCCGAGGCACACGACAAAATCATCTGTCCGCGCGCCACGGTAGGCCACGCTATGCAAAACCTCGTCCATGGCGTCCATGATCGCCTCTGACACGGCTTGGCGCTTCGGCTCGTTGTAGGTGTAGACCTTCTCGCTGTGCCAGTAGGGCTCAAGCGCGCCGCAGTTGTGCAACCAGCGCCAGATGCGATCGATCATGAACCGGCGCAGCCAAGGCCCCTTCTTGTTTTCAAGGACGCGGTAGCCGACCGGCTGATGTCTGTGCGTTCTTTCTGTCATGCTGACCATGTGCACGGGTTGAAAACGGATCATGCCATCCCCCACACGATAGCCGACACAATCAACACGCCTGCCAGCGCGGCCCAGATCACAGCATACCCACGCGGCTTGCGCGGCATATACAGAAACGGGTCGGCGCTCGGCGGGGCATCACATTCCGGACTGTGGCCGCCGGCGTCGCGGGCGATCTGTGCGCGCGTATGCATCGCAATATCGGTGCTGGTGGAGTGTTCATTCATCGGTCTATCCTCTCTCTGCGTTCCCACGGCGCATCTCGACCACGGCGTTTGCTGCATCTGACCGGCCTCTCACGTAGCGGTCGGTCGTGCTGATCTGTGTGTGCTGGCTTGCGTCCCGTAGATGGAACGGCGAGACAAGACCCTTGGCCTCCGTGATGCCGGAGGATCGAAGGTCCATCATTTTGAGCGACGAGGATAGCCCTACGGCGGCTCTGACGGTCGCAAACTGCTTTGCCAGGATGTTGTTGCGGGGCGGAAGGCCGTCATCACACACGAACACCGGCCCGACACGGTTCTGGATATGCCCAAGACGCGCGCGGATCTCCGGCAGAGGGGCTAGGGACCATGTGTAAGCCTCGGGCAGCCGATCGCGGGTCTTGGACACAACTTTGGTGATTGAGGATAGGTCGGGGGCGATCATGTCCCACGTCAGGCCGCCGTCCCAGATCATGCCGTTGTGCTGGACGCCGCCCTTCCTACCCTCTGCCGGGGCCCATTCGCCGTAAATGTCCACGCCGCGCAACAGCAACTCGAACCGCATCAGGACGGCAAGGGAAAGCAGGCGCATACCTCTCGTGTCGGCTTCGGCAACAATGGCCCGGACCTGCTCTCGGGTCGCAGTGACGGACTTCGGGGCTGGGGCCTTGATCCGCATTTCAGACCGGACGGCCTTGACCTTCATGCAGCCATCGACCTCGCACCGGATGCCGTGCGACACGATCAGGCCGAAGTGGGTCCACCACCGCTTGATGTAATCGGCGGATTTGCTTTCAGCGCGCATGGACCGCGTCCAACAGGCCATCACGGCATAGCTGGTGGTGTCTATGGCTTGATCTCCGGCCCGCTGAGTGACCGTCTCGATCCATCGGCGGTAGGTGTCGCGGGTTCCGGCCCGAACGTCGTGGACGGCACTGTGGTCGTCTGTCAGATAGCGATGCGCAAGCCATCCCCATGTGCCGATCTCGTAGGCCGATCCGTTGATGGTTGCCCACCACGTCAGCAAGTCGCGCGTGAGTCTCCTGCATTGTGCGGCACGGGCGAGATTGCCTTCCGGGGTAGGGTCGTCAAGCCTGACGGTCTTGTGCGCGTATCCGGCCTCGACATATCGTCTGGACGGCACCCAATACCACGCGCCTCGGATCTGCTTCATGAACGGCGCATAGAACGGGTCGCTGTCGTCCCACACGCTCTTGTGGATTGCTCTGGCCATCTGTCTGTCCTTTCTGTCCGCCGTTCCGTGGCGGATTATCTCCAAGGGCCGCTGGACAGCCATTCCTGACGGCCATCCTTGATCTCGATCACTTCATCCGCCGCCAGTATCGTCCACGTCTCGACCAGCGCATTGAGCAGGCGGTTGTGAAACGCAGCGGGGTATTGCTCTGCCAGGGCCCGCGCCTCCGAACCGTCAAGGATTTCGTGACAGTTCATGCAGCCAAACGCGACGGCCAGATCCGTTACCTTGGTCGAGATGCCTTTGCCGCTGACGGGCAGGTGGCATCCGACGGTGGTTTCAGATGATGCGCAGGGCCGACCAAGAAAAGACGCGATCCGCAACGTGCAGGGCTGGCCGGATGCTGACGCCATGATCATCGGGGATCGTAGCTTGGGCATCATGTGTGGCAGGTATCGATTCACTTCTTCGGCTCCTTGAGTTGGCTGGATGTCACGGCGCGCGCGATCCGTTGCGTGATTGATCCTGCCGGGTTCCGCATTTGCGACGGTCGCTGCCCCCGGATCAGGTGTTCGCCGCGCCAGTCGTCGGGCTTGTCAGTGGGTTGCGGGGTTTGACGGTCTGTCATGCTGCTTTTTCCATCTTTGCTTTGCGCTCAAGAAATGGCCGCCCTTCCTTTTGGAAATACAAGATTCTGTCTTGCGGCACTTTGAGGGCTCTTGCGATTTGCCAAGCCCCAAGGCCAAGACTTTCGGCCTCATCCAGCCACGCCAAAAGAGATATGGGGCGGTATGCGCCTGATTGATCGACCTCTGGAGTCCATTCAGGCTGCGTCATGGTCTTCTCCCTTCCACCATTTCCGGGGCATGGTCCCTTCGGCATTGCACGGCGGGAAGTGCTTGTTGGTGTCGTCCCGCAGTCGCTTCATCAACCCTGCGATGGCATTCTTGCTCACGCCAAACCGCTCCCCGATCTGCTTGAAGGTCATTCCCTCGTTGTCGTAGAGGTCGAGGATTGTCAGAAGTTGCTCGTCGGTCCATTCGCGGCTCATGTCGGCACTCCACCAAGCCCGCAGTATCCGACCTCGCGCTTCACCCCGTAGCCTTCCGGGTTGGCCGCCACGTTTGCCGCAGCCTTCTTGTGGAAGGTCATGGGTGGCTTGTTGTTGCCTTCCTCTTGTGCAAGGCAAGCCATCTCGCGCTTCACGGCTGACTGGAACAGAGCGTCGGACGCCATGATCGCGCGCCACCGCCAAAGAATGCAGCGGTCGCCATCACAATTCGGACCAACCTTCTGGTCAAACGTCCTGGCAACGGGGCACGGGAATGTCTCGCGGGCTTGGGCCGGGGTCAGGTAAATGTCGGTCATTCCGCGCCATCCTCAATGACGTGTGACGGCATCCAGCGACGAGCAACCTCAAGCGGCCAGCCGTAAAGGCACGTTACTTCCCATCCTGACGTGCAAAACACCCCGACCAAGAAACACGCCTCTGCTGCCGTCATGCCGTCTGGCGTGTGCAGATCGCCGCCTTCGTCAATTCGGATTTCCCACTTCTCGTTTGGAAGGTCTGGGTGGTGGTAGATAATTTTGAGCGTGTCAGTCATTTGTCGCCCCCTTTCGCCAGCCGGCTTTCATGCCAGCCGCCGCACCAATCAACGGCCTTGGCTTCGTCGCTCTCATAGGGGCAGGCTGTCACGGGCTCACCATTCTGAAACGCCTTCGCTCCTTCTGTGTATTCGTCGGCACCTGGAAAGGCCCCGTCCCACGGCACACCGTCCGTCCAGTGGGCGTCATCCATAACTTCGCCGGATACGTCCTTTGGGGCTTCCTGCTCGGCCAGCTTGGCGGCAAGGTTTTGGCGCGGCTCTTGCGGGGTCACGTCGCGGATAGGCTCCGGCGCATCTTCCTCGACCATCAGGCGGCGCAAGTCCTCGGCGGATAGATCGAGACGCTTGCAAAGGCGGCGGATCACCGTCTTTTTCCACATCTCCTCCGACCATTGCTGCCAAATGCCGTTGGGCTTGTCGTGCTTGCGCTGCTGAGGGCTGGACCGGCGGATCTTGTCGATCTGCGCGGCGTCCATAAATTCGCGCACGATTGTCCCGTCTTTCAGTTTGCCGATCGCGTAGGCCGCAACGGGATCGCCCTTGTCGCCAAACAGGACGGGCTGGTGGACCAAGCGTTCCTCGTCACCCACAACGTAGTCAAAGCGGCCTTCGTCCAGTTCCCGCTGGTAGACGATGTGCGCCCGAATATCGCGCACATCACCAGATCGGCGGGCCATCTTGATCAGGCCGAAAACCATTGGCATTGCCTGTGCTTTGCCGCTGAACGGAACAATCGCGGCCTCTCGACCATCTGGAACAAGCCCGGCGGCGGCAATGGTGCGGATCGACTTCATCACCGACGCGGCATCGCAACGCAGGATTTCAGGGTTGTCTTGAACGGCCACAATGGCGGCGTTGCGAAAGGCATCGATCGACACGTTGGACGGCAGGGCCAGTTCCTTTGCGTCGATCATCTTTTTCAGATCGCTCTTGAACCGAACAACTGGGTGCTGCTGGCTCTGGGGGGCAATGTCGTTCATCGAAGTCCTCACACGTTGGGCAGACGGCCATCCGCCTGCATTTCACCGAACCGATGCAACAGGCTCGGCGGGTATTGATAGGTCAGCATTTCCGCGCCGACGCCGGGCCAGTCATGCGCTTTCAGGCAGTCGGCCATCTGATCAAGCCCGTGACGGCACAGAACGCGCGCCCAATAGAGCGTATCCTCGTCCAGACGGGTCGGGATCACCTCGTAAGGCTCGGTTGATTGCAGGAACACAAAGGCGCACTCCTTGGCCGTGGTCTGAAACACCTGCTCGGACCCCATGACGGCCAGCGCCATCTGCATCGGATAGCCGTGATCCGTGATCGCCCGCTGGACGGCCAGTTTCAGGTCGTTTCCTTTTGGGGCCATCGTTTTCAGGTCGCCAAAGTCGTAGCCGTTTGACGGTATGCAGTCGGGGCGGCTCTTGACCCAGATCCCGGTCTGCTCGTCCTGCCATATCATGCTGATTTCGATCAGGTCTGATTTCAGCACTTCGACGGCAAGCGGGTTGGCCGCCAAGTTCTCGGCCATGTAGGTGATCTTCTCCATCTGCTCTGGCTTCAAGAGCATCCGGCCAGCCGCGCGGGCATCGAAGTCAGTCCAGAACGCAGCACGGGGCGCGGCGCTCTCGGACCATTCACCTGTCCGCTCAAACGCGGCGATCTGGGTTGCTGTCGGCCTTTGCGGGGCCCCCTCCGGCACAAAAATGAAATGCTCCTCAAACACCTCGTCGCCCAAGATCAGGCTATGGGCGGCCTTGCCCAAAGAAAGCGCATCGCTCTGCTCTTTCTGCGGATACCTGTTCGGGTTGCCGTCCCACGTTTTCCAGAACGCATGTGGGCTGTGCAGGGCAATCTTTCTCAGTCCGGTGCTGGATACCGACGGGCCAGGGCAGACATCTTGGGTGTGATACCATTCCATCGGCATCCGGTATGCTCCCGGCTCCGTGATCTGCTCGCCATGTTGGATTGTGCGGATCATTCGCAGTCGTCCCATTCCTTGATGTTGGTGTAGATCGTGCCGTCAGTGGCGCGCACGTCGATTGACCGCTTGCCATACGTCACGGCCAGCACGTCGCCGGTCAGGGATGCGCCGTCGGCGGTGAACGACACCACAGCCCCAAGCATTGGGACGCCACGGCTTTGCGCGACGTTGCGGCGCTGGCCCAAAAGTGCGGCGGACATGGCGAGGCGGGTCATTCTGCGTCGTCCTCTGCGTCGCCCAAAGCGTAAAGCAAAACGTCCAGCATGCTTTCGTGGCTGGTAAACGCTGCGACTTCATCGGTCATCAAGCCACTTTCTGGATTGCGCTGCTTCACAACCCACCCGCCATTCGGCAGGCGGCGAAGCATGATGTCGCGTGTCAGGTCGATCTTCATTCTGCGTTTCTCTCCATCATGGCGTGGGCGCGGTCGTCGTCGGCCATCTCTTGCAGGCCAGCAAGGCGTTCATTCTCGGCGGCGAGGCAGGCAGTGCAGAAATGCCGGTCGGCATAGACCTCGTGAAGATCGCCGGTGCCGACCAGCGCGTGACATTCCGTGCATCTTTCCTCGGTCTCGATGTCGTCAATGGCGTCCATGCAACCGATCAGCGTGTCGGACTGCGCGAAGTAGAAGCCCGGATCTTCGTCGCCGGTCACGTTCTCATGCTGGCCGATATAGCAGCGCGGCATGGGACAGGTGATATGCCAAATGCCCGACTTGGTGGTATAAGCCCACGCTTCTTCGATGCTTAATGTATCCGGCACGGCCTGCATGGCGCGGTTAAACGCGGCGGCGGTGTGTTCCGAGACGTGGGGCGGCACGAAAAGCACGATGTATTCGCCTGCGCTTGCCCCAACAAATGACAGGCTGTCATTGTCATGCCCGGTCAGATGGCGGTGTTCAGCCGCGCGAACATCGTGGAAGTTTGCGGTAATCATATCGCCACCATTGCGGCCACAACCCAGAACGCGAGACAGATCACAAAGATCAGCCCCCAAACCAGCGGGATCGTCCATGCGTCATGCCCTTGCACCTCGTCGTGCAACTCTTGGACCTTCTGGTTTTTCATTGTTTCCTCCTGCGCTTTCAGAAATTGCCAGCCGTAGAGGGCCAGCAGGTTGTCAAGTCGCAACGGGGCCAGAACCCCACCGCACTTTTCCGGCAAATTCGCCATGCTGTGACGGCTCGGCCAGTTCAGTTCGATCATCAGACCAAAGGCGCGGCGGGTCATCGGGCCAAAGTGTCCGACGTAATCCAGCGCGTGCATCTCGTCGCCACGGATCGCAAAATGCTCCCACCAGCGCCGGTCCTCGTCGGCCTGACGCACGGTCCAGTATTCCCAACCGTCGATCTCAAACTCAAACTCTGGGAATGCGTAGCCGGCAAGGCAGTCAGGCGTTTCGCGTGTCATTTCCGCGCCCTTTCAAGGCAAATCACTCCCCCTTAAACTTCCACATCGGAAACTTTATAGCAAGGGAAACTTTCCGCTTGGGAAGTATTTTGTTGACTAGGCGCTGCGTTGCTTGGAGAAATATCGGCCATGACAGACAAGGTTTTGCCAATAGCCGAGCGTGTGATTGACCTTTGCGGAGGCGCAAAAGCCGTTGCCGATGCTATCGGATGCAAGCCGCCTGCTGTCTACAGATGGACTTATCCCAAGGATCGCGGTGGGCGCGGCGGGGTTGTTCCTCACGACAAGGCGCAAATCCTTCTGCGCAAGGCGTCGGAAAACGGTTGGCCGCTCAAGCCGTCGGATTTTTTCGATGCCGACTGACGAAATCTGCGGGCAAGGGAACCCCACGCCCTTGAAGCACCGAAGCGCGGCGGGCGGTGGCCCAGGCAGACCCGCCGCAACTACCTCCCTGTGTTAACTGCCCGGCCCGTGAATGGGTCGGGCCTTTTTTGAAAGGAAAGACAGATGGGAAAACC